AATCAGTATATCCAGCCTGTAATGTTCCTACAAATGATGCTGCTTTAACTCTAGCATTTAATTCTTCTTGAGTATCAACATCACTTACATTCACTTCACATAAGTTACAAAATTGAAAAGGTCTTAAAGCAATCTCACAACAGGGATTAGTTCCCCAATCTTTATCATTTGATAAGTAGATACCAGGCTCACCTGCTCCACTTGCTTCAATTCTTTTCCAAAGTTCTAAAAAATATTCTTTTGTAATTTTATGTCTCATTAATACGGCAGAGTTATTTGCTCTACCTCTTTGTGGATTTGTTTCCCACCATGCTCCACTTTTACAACTAATCATTTGCTCATCAGTTGCGGAGAATAGTGCAATTAGTGCTGCTCTACGAATACCACCTGCCAATACTGCATCAGCAATATGACAAACCATATCATGCACTTCAATTGGTTTTAATTTCTCACCATCTTTTTTTGCATCTAAGATACCTTCTAATTTGATAAGGCATTCTTTTAGAGGTTGAGGACCCGGTGCTTTACCACCTGATGTTACTAATCGTGCTCCTTTCTCTCTAATATCTCTAAAATCAAATACCGGCTTACTACCACCGAAGAAATATGCTTTTACAATTACCGAAACTGCATCAGCCCATCCTTCAATAGAGTCACCGATTAAAAATCTTCTTGTCTTATCAGTTGATGGCTTTCTGATTTCAGGCAAAGAATCAACATGATGTGATTGTACTGAATACCCTACTCCAGTGCCGCCTAATAGTAAGAACATAATTTCTGAAAATATTCTCCAATCATCTATTGGTGCAAATGCACAATTGTAAATTCTATTTGGTGATAATTCAATTGGTTTACCTGCGAACTGCATTGAACGCATTGATGGTAATATTTTTTTATTCGATACGAATTTATATACTTCTTTTATTTCCTCTTTTAAATTTGGATATGTCTTTATATGCATATCCATATTTCTTTTTACCAACTCTTTCCAAGTTTCTCTCCTTTTTAATTCCGGTCTGTACTTTGCGTACTTCATATAAACCGTAATGTCCGATAAAATTCGTGTTGAAATGTCCATTTTTTTGTAAATTTTGTTTAGTGTGTTAAAATATTTCAGGAAAACCCCAAAATGTAAGAATAAATATACTGTCTGCCACTAAATCATTCAGGTTTGTGAATAAATAATTCACTTTTTTTAAAATTTTATTGGTGTCAAAACACCCAGTGTATTATAACATATAGTTAGGGGAGCTTTCACTCCCCTATCATATTATGCTTTTTGCTCTGCGGTAGATGCTTGTCTATACGCAGTGATTAATTTCTTCAAATCACCAATAGCTTTTCTAGCTCTTGATTTGTTTACTTTTTTAGTTCCGTTGTGCTCTGTTTCAAATGTTGAAAACAAAGTCTTCATTTGTTCGAATAGTTGTTGACTGTTCATGTTTTTGTTTTTTAATTGTTTATTTTTTATTAACCCAATCCAGATACTTGCGCCGGTTTTGAGCCAGGCATAGTATCTACATATTTTTTGTGTAACATTTGTCTTTCCATTTCAGCACCATTAGCACTTTCTTTTGATGCTATAATGCCTTCGGAAGATGTTGCTGCATATACTTCTATTGTTCCAGTATTCGTATCCATTTTAGTTGGGAAAGTTATACCATCCTGTCCAAAACGATTTTTCATAATGTGTACTCTAGCCGTATTGTTTAATTTATCTTTTGCTTTTCTACTTAAACTCATAATAAAATCGGCGTTCATTACTTTAGCGTAACTATCTGCTATCTTATCTGCTTCAATAACCTCCGAATCAATTGCTGACCGATTGGTTTGTGATGCTGTCCAAATTGGAATACCTAACTCACCACTCATACCTCTCAAATCAATATATACTCCACCTTGCTCAGCGTATGTACTATCGGTTTTGTTTGAATGTGATAATAATAAATCAGCGTAATCAATAATGATTAAATCAGGTTTATTACCGGCTGCTATCATTTTTTCAATATGAAGTTGAATTGTTTTTGATGATGCTCCTTTCGGTGGATAATATTTAACTTTAAGTTTACCAGGTAATCTTTTAAGTTTACTAAATACATCCTCTTTCCTTTCTTTTAATTCAGTAGATGGTATATGAGTGAATACCGTATCATATCTCAATCCTACATAGTGTTGAGAAAGTTCTAATGTATAATGTACTACGGTCTTTCCGGCTCTTACGGCTGCTGCTCCTAATGCTGCTAATGCCCAAGTCTTACCAACACCAGAAGGTGCTACTACTACTCCCAATTCGCCAGGTCCAATTCCACCATCCATTAAATCATCAATACAATCCCACCCAGTACTTACAGTCTCTCTACCAGTCTCACTAAATCTTTCCTCAAAATCTAAAAGGTAATCCATACCCAAATCAGATTCAATTCCAACTTTCATTGCCTTATCAACTAAGTCTTTGATTCTATCGTAGTTGCCTGATTTAAGTAAATCTACTGATTGTAGAATTACATTTTTCATATTCTGATTTATACAAAACTTTGTGAATTCATTTTTAATGTATTCAAAATCTTCGTGTCCGATTGAAGTGTAAACTACTTTGAGTTGTTCTACTACTGATTTCTTTAGCGATGGATTATCTAGCTTTGATACTTGTCCTTTAAATACGTCTAATGTAGGTTCTTTTTTGTACTCATCGTAATAATCCTTAATCTCCTGCACTATCCATTTGTTAGCATCGGATTCAAAGAACTTCTTATCAATGATTTCACATAAAGTGTCCATCATTCTAACATCGGTAAGTAAAGCAGATATTACTTTAGCTTGAAACGATTGCCCATATTTAGAGAGTGTATCTACTTGCTCTGCCATCTATTTTACTATTATATTTGTATAAGTTGATTTCAACCAATCGTTTATATCTTTCCAGTTTTGTAGTATCTTATATTTCATTGCTGCTTTGATAAAATCAAACTTATCAAACTTTTTATTAGGTTCGTTGAAACGGTCTAATATTTTAAGAGTTTGGTTTGTATTGATTTGTGCTTCTTCTAATTGCATCAAATGCCTATTTCTTAATACCTCATTTCGTTGTGAAAGGATATCAGCGTATATTTTAGCATCATCTTTCTTAGCTTCGCATATACCAAAGAATTCATCAAAGGTAATTAATCTATCTTCCTCTAATTCAGGAAATCTTTTTAATACAGTCTTTAAACCACATCCTTTAACGCCAGGAATATTATCTGAATTATCACCATCCAATGTTCTGAATAGTAAAAGATTTTGTGGGTACATTCCCCATTCTGCTTTTACTAACTCTCTATCATAAAGTTTCTTTTTAGTTGGTGAATATACTTTCGTCTTATCATCTACTAATTGTAAGAAATCTTTATCCGTTGATACAATAATACATTCTTCATCTTCACCTAATATTTGTCTAGCTATGTTAGCTATCACATCATCGGCTTCAATTCCATCATATATCATTGTTGTAATTGGAAGTGAATCTAACAAATCAACTAACCAAACAAATTGGCGTTTCATTGAAAGTTGTTCTTCTTCCTGTGACATCATTTCAGGATATTGTCTATTAACCCTAAAACGATTTTTACCTCTATCAGCTTTGTATCCTTCAAACACTTCCTTTCTACCTTTAGAACCACCCTTACCATCAAAGATAAGAACTACTCTAGTCGGATTGAATTGGCGTATTTGAGAACCAATTGAATTTAATGAACCAATAACTCCACCCGTATGGTCACCATCCTCATTCATTGTAGGGTTGGTAGTCCAACTACGGATGAAGGTATTTAGTCCATCAATGACAAGAACTCTACTATTACGCACTCTTAAGTGGTTTGTCTCATGTTCTGATTCTACTTCGTTAAGAAGCTTTTTGTATAAGTCTTTCATTTGTTTTTGTAACCTTTATTAATCTCCAATTACTTCCGAATCTACTATGAGATTATCGGTGTCCATTGAATCTTTTTTGTATCTTAAAATTGTTGCCTCACAAATCCTTTTATAGATTTGCTCTCTAACCGAAGGATTAGTTTCTAACATAGAAGGAAAATCTTTGGCTTGATATTTGATAATCTCACCAGTATCGATGTCAGTATATTCATACCAAGCACCTGATTGTTTTACCAATCCATTATCCTTCATACTTCCTAACCATGCTCCAAAGTTATCGATACCTCTATCAAAGAAGATATCAAAATCAGCTGAACGTAATGGTGGTCCCATTCTATTCTTTACTACCTGACATCTTACTTTAATACCTACGATTCTATCGTTACCACTGCTATCTTTAGCTTTAATCGTTCCCATACCCTTTAATCTTAAACGAACCGATGCATGGAAAGCGATTGCTTTACCACCAGAAGTTGTCCAAGGGTCAGAGAATGGCATTGCGTTCATCTTCTGTCTTAATTGATTTGTGAAAACCAAAGTGATTTTCTGTCTACCAATAAGATTTGTGATTTTACGCATTGCTTTGGAAATGATAATTGCTTTATCCGTAGCGTAACCATCCTTACCATAATCAGCTTCCATCTCCTTTTCAGTTGATGCTGCTGCTACTGAATCCACAACGATTGTTACATACTTGTCTTTAGAGGAAGTTCTTACCTTCTCAATAATAGTTTCGGTATATTCAAAACATTGTTCAACAGTCTCAGCTACTACATAAAGTAATTTGGTTGTATCTACTCCAATGGCTTCTAAGAATTCTCTACTTACGGCGTTTTCCGTGTCAATCAATACTGCCAATCCACCTAGCTTCTGCGTTTCCGCAAGTAAGTGAGCTGATACTAATGATTTACCACTTTGTTCTAATCCCGTAATTTCAGTAATTCTGCCAACAGGTAATCCACCATAAGGTCGATTTGATATTGCCACATCCAACATAGATGCTCCGGTCGAAACCCAGCCTTCTACATTTGTTGGTGCATCATCATTATCTAAAAAGAATGCTACCTTTTGGTCTTTTGATTGTTTGTTAAGGGACTCAACGAGTACTTCCGCTAAGTCAACCTCTTTAGTTGCTTTTGCCATAAATTGTTTTACTTATTAGTTATTGAAAAGGTCATCAAATGCTGATGCCACATCATCTACTTTCTTAGCTGATGCTTCTACTTTTGCAGCCGATGCTTTAGGGGCATCTACGTCAAAAGGTGCTTCGTCATTTTTTGCGGTAGATGATAACGTCTCTGCTGCTGCAGTAGATGTATCTTCATCACCATTAGCGGATGGGTTTAACCAACCTTCTAATACAGATTTCAATTCCGAATAAGTCAACTCCTGGTAAAGGTCTGTGATTTCGGTTTGTCCATTGATAAACTTATCAGTTTCTTCTTTAGTTGCTGCTAAAGGAGTTTCCTTTGGTTTAACACGGATTGTTGTTACAGGGTAAGATGTACCACTGTCTTCAGCCGATACTACTTCAACAGTAATATCTCTACCTTCATTTGGGTCAGTAATATCACCATAATCAGGGTCAGCGATGTAACCAAGAATTTCTTGATATACAGTTTTTCCAAAGCCCCAGAATCTTACACCTTCACCTTCTTCACCTCTTACCAATACTGGTACAAATGTTCTAAGTTTCGGCTCCATTTTCTTGGCAGCTTTCCAATCTTCTTTATCACCCATTCTTTTCAACTTATCAGCGAACTCAACGATAGGGTCAGGTCTGCCAAAAGAAGATGGAGATAGATAAGATTTGTTGTTAATGTTGTAGTGAAAGAATAATTCAATAAAAGGATTCTCTTTGTTGAATTTGTAAGGGACTAAACGAATAGTGTGTTTGCCCGGAGCTGGTTTCCAAAGTTCTACTTTCTTTGAAGTTGTGCTTTGTAGTTTGTTCAGTCTACCTCTGATTGCGTCTAAGTTAATAGCCATTTTTTTGCGTTTTAAGAGTTTATGTTTTATGGTTTTATTTAGGTGAGTGTCCTTCACCCTCTATGTATATAAATATAAAGAGATTACAAATATACAACAAATTATTGGACTTTCCAAATCTTTTTTGAAGTATATTTTATAACCGAATTAAGCATTTATATGGGTTTGAGATTACTCAAAGATACGAAAAATACCTGATACTACCAAATAAAAAGGGATTAATTTTCCGCTTCTTGTGTATATAATAATGATGACCTGTTTGGGTATTGTAGATGTTTCTTTAAAATGTCCTTTTCGTTGTCATCTATAAACTCTCTTAACTTAATTTCGTTTTTAGTACCAATTTGTTCTAATGTTATAATAGTAAGGGAACGACCACCATCCATTTTTTTAGCTTCTGTTTTCACAACTTTATATTTATTGTTCGATGGTAAAAGCACTTCATGTTGACCTTCCCAACTTCTAAAATCATTAGAGAACATACTATCTTTAGATTTAGCTGATACGTTATCTACATTTGCATTCATACAAAATCCGTTAAATGTATTATTTGGATTTACCACTTTAATCATTATAGATTGATTATTTGCTTTATTTATTGTTGAATTTGCGTTACCAATATTATTAGCAAATTCAGTAGCTGTTGATGCATCAAATGAAAATGAAGATATTGGTAAATCAATATTACTACCTTCCGTAAAAGATTTCATAAATTTAGAATAATCCTTTGGTGTCATAGCCATACCTCTATACAAAGCCTTTGTATGAACTACCGGCGGTGGGTCTGATTTTAACATTTCATCAATTCTATTTAACGCATCTTTATCTATCATTGATTGATACGAAAACATATCCTTTATGTAATTTGGATTTTTCTTAGCTTGCTGCTTAACCCATTTAGATTGATTTTTATTATTAGCTTCCGAAATACCTACAAAAGAATTATCCGTATCACTACCCCATTCTTTTTTAACGAAATTTATAAGTCCACCATCTACAGTTGTTGGATTTTCCATTTCCTCTTTCATTTTTTTAGCCCACTCATCATCCGAAAGGGTTTTGTATTTTAATGGATATGCTAATTGTAAAGTTGATAAATCATCCATATTATCAATATCATTATCAATTCCAAAAGCAATAGTATTTCCCAATTTAACTAATGCATAATCAGCTAAACTTTCATATCCCCACTCTTTTAAATCTTCATCATTTGGAGTAAATCCTGATATATCAATATACATTTCAGGATGTTTTAATATTCTGTTTACATCTATTTTGTATTTATTAGCTACTTTTGCTATTTGTGCTGGTGTGAATGATGGTGCATTTATTATTTTATTATTCACCTTTAGAAATTCATTTGCTATATCTTTGGTAGTTTCTTTATTATATAATGCCGTTTTATCCGATTCTACTTTAGATGCTTTTTTATCTACTTGCTTTTGAATTTCGTCTGGATTAATTCCTTTTTTAATTGCTTTTGCTGTTTTATCTCTTGATTCAGAATATGCTTTATAATAGTAGTCATCAGGAATAATCCCATCAGGAGAATGCTCATTGGCTTCCATTGTTCTAAAAATTAAAGATACCATTAATTCCGATACCGTTTCGTTTCTACCACTTTCATTTTTTATTTGAGCATCCGGTCCTAATTTATTTATAAGATTCAAATCAATACCATTTTCATCGGCAGTTTTTTTGATTATTTCAGGAGTTATTTTTGATTGAGAAAATTGAACATCTCTTACAATTTTACCATTTCTATTTTTTCTACTAAGGAAAATAGTACTATCACCAGCTTTTGTACTTGTTATTGCTTTTATCAAATCTTCCGATGGCTCATTCTTTTTATCCAAAGAAGCGCCTCTTTCCTTTTCATAATCTCCTTTAAATAAGTCAGAAGATTTTGGAGTCTTTACATCTTTACCTTTTACTTTAGGTTTATCATGTGTACCATCTTTAACTGCAGCATCCATATTATCTTTAGTACTAAAATATACTAATTTACCAGATTCTTTGGATATTGCCGAAAAATCAGTTGTTTTTGGTTTAGCCTCAAATAATTCCCTAAGTAAAATCATACATATAAATATTAGATTGAGTATAAAGAGGATTAATTTTCCTGTTGTTTATATAATAATGATGTTCTATTTGGGTATTGTAAATGCTTCTTTAAAATATCAGTTTCAGTATCATCTATAAATTCTCTTAACTTAATTTCGTTTGAAGCTTCAATTTGTTCTAATGTTATAATAGTCAAAGTTCTATCATCTTCCATATTTTTTGTTTCCATTTTTATTACTTTGTAATTATTATTTGATGGCATTAATATTTCTTGCTGATACTCATATTCAGAAATATCCCATTCACCATTTATTTCATATGGGTCAAATTTATCCACATTAGAATTCATTGAAAATCCATTAAATAAATTATTTTTATTTACAATTTTTATTATTACCGATTGATTGTTATCCAACCCAAGTAAAGTATTACCATTATCCACATTATCGGCAAAGTCAGTTGCAATTGATGGGTCTAATGAAAATGATGATATTGGTAATTTAATAGTTTTACCTTCCGAAAAATTACTAATAAAATTTTTAAAATCTTTTGGCTTCATTGCCATTCCTCTATACAAAGCATTTGCTTTTATTGGCGGTGGTGGATTTAATTTCAATATTTCATCAATTTTACCTAATGCTTTTTTTGAAATATCAACTTGGTATGATTCCATCAAAAGAGGATAATTCTTATGATTATTTAAAGTAGTTTTAACCCAATTGGATTGTAATTTTTTATTGTATTTATTTATCTTATCAAGATCACCAGTTATCTTACTTTCATTTTCCGAAAAAGTTTTTAATCCAATTGCTACCTTATCTTTACTTTCGCTATCTTGCTTAATTTGTGCTTCGATTTCATCATCTGAAAAGTTCTTATATTTTAATGGATATGCTTTTGCGAAGCTTGCTGTCCGACCATTAGGATTCCACGAGTCATCTTCACCAACCATAGCACTTCCCAATCTCATTAATACATAATCCCTATCAGGAATATCTTTTTCGTCATCATATTTGCCATATAGTTCTACATATTTTTCAGGATTACTTAAAATTCTATTAATGTCTATTTTATTTTTATTTGCAAACTTAGCTATATCTTCTGGAGTTTTATCGTATGGTGTTGCCATTTGACTACTCCACCAATTCTTCATTTTACTAAATAAATTATCTATGGGTTTTGCTTCATCTGATGTATATTTTACTTTTTTTGGTTTTGGGTTGGTATCACTTTTTTTATCAATGCTACCACCTCTTTCCTTTTTGTAATCACCTTTAAATAGGTCAGAAGATTTGGGGGTTTCTATATCATTTCCTTTTACTTTAGGTTTATCATGTGTACCAGCACTAACCGCAGCATCCATATTATCCTTAGTATCAAAATATACTAATTTACCAGATTCTTTGGATATTGCTGAAAAATCAGTTGTTTTTGCTTTAGCCTCTAATAGTTCTCTAAGTAAAATCATACATATAAATATCTTATCAAATAAAAACGGAGAATTTTTAGTTTCTCCCTTTTAGTTATTATTTCGTCTGTAACTCATCATATGCTTGCGTTCCCATTACAGCTTCGTTATTCGGGTCAAACTTTGATACATATGCAAATGCTTTTTGATATGCGGGCGAATCATCTTCTTTTTCATATGCATCACCAACAGTTATTGTTTTTCCAGTTTGTGGGTCTTTGAATGTTGCTCTAAATAATTCATCATGTGTAAATGAATCTGCATTTGGGTCAGCTTTACCAACAATATCCGATACATCTATATTATCAATGTTGTCTAACCAATTGGTACTTTCTTTTAATTTAATATTTTCCATTATTTTTGTTTTATTACTACAAATATACAAAATTTATTCCATTCTACCAAATAAAAAAGGAGAATTTTTAGTTTCTCCCTTTCTTTTATGCTAATAATTGATAATACTCTTTAAAGTGTTTAATTCTATCAGGTAATCCGATAGTACCACCATTTACTCTTTTAGTAATAGATGTTACAACTGTATCACTTGCTCCACCATCAGCCATTTTGTGTAATCCGTTTTTGTTGAAGAACCATGCTGCTGATAATAATGCGT